TTTTCAAGGACGGACTGCAGGAACTGGTCTTCCCACGGCGTCACGTCCTTGGTGCCGACCAGCCCGGCGCACTTCTTCACCATGGTATTCAGGCTGGCCATGGGGTCATCCGCGCCAGGTGGCGGCCTTGACAGCCCACATCTGCGCCGTCTGCGCCTCGGTGATGGCGATGGACGCCATGCGCTTGACCTCGGTGTTGTCGGTGCTGTTGCGCAGGTCGTTCATCTGGTCGATGACGTGGGCAAAGCCCGATTTGCAGGAATACACAGCGGGGTCTTGCGACGGGTTGAACGTCAGGCCGACAGCCTTTTCGCCAAAGGTCAGTTCACGGTCAGGGTCTGCGGCGACGGGGCCGTTTGTGGTGATGCTCATAATTTCCTCGTTCACTTGCCGCCCAAGGCCCGGGGCGGTGTCGGGGTAAATGGCTGGTAGTACGTGCGCTCGCGCCATTGCGGCTGGCCGTTTCCGCACTTCCAGAGACTGTTCGGGCATGCGTTGTCACCCCAGCGGTGCTGGCCCGGCCACTTCCCGCAGACGCACTGGACGCCGTCGGGGCGGCGCTGGAAGTCGTAGTTGCCGCTCATGTGCACCGCTCCGGGAAAACCACGTGCATGCGCGTGACGGCCTGTGTTTCAACCCACCAGACAAATTTCACCAGCACGTCATCTGGCAACTTTTCCGTGCTGCCCTTGATGCCGTAGCCAGCTTTGAAAAGCCGCTTCCATTTGTCTTTCGACCAGCGTTCTTTCCCGCCCTCTGGCTTGTCCACCTCCACCTGGTCAGCAATCAGCCCCAGGATCATGTGGAGCTTTCCTCTCAAGGCTTCGCGTTGGGTGCGTTCACGCTTCATGCGGCCACCTCGGGAAATTCCTCCATCCACGCAGCCATCATTTCCGCCGCGATCTGGGGAGCGATTGCATTGCCGAAGCCCCGCAGAAGACCCACACGATGGGGTAGCCCATCAACCAGCAAGGGAATGCTGGGTTCAACACGCCGCGCTTTCCCGTCGTGGCCGACAAGCCATCGAGCACCAGCCCAATGCGCTGCGGCAGTGGAATCCCTGTATCGGTCGGCCGCACCGTTCCCAATCCCCGCGATCCGTCCTGTGCCGTCGCTGTCGGCCACAAGCCCGTGACCACGTTGTTCAGCGTGACCTGGGACTTTTTGCCGTCCGGCCTCATGCCCTCCAGCGTGGTCCCCTCGGGCCATGTCTGGCCTCCGCTGGGTAGCGTTGGGCTCGGCCACATTGCAGCGACCAACTGAACTTCCTGCTTGAGCGCCAGCCCGCCCTTCTCCCCGTCCGATGCTCTCGGGGTGCTCCAGTACGCGGCATCCAGCAGCAAACCAGAGTCGATCTCTACGGTGCGGGGCGTTGACGGCACAAGCCGGGATAACAACCCCTCGGCAGTCGTACCCGATACCTTCCAGGTCAGATCGCACTCCGAGGAACCAACCTTTGCCAACCGCTGCCGCAACCTGTTCTCCCATGACGACAGCGGGCCGGCGGGCACGGATGATTCGGAAAAAGTCGGGCCATAGGTGCCGCGCATCAGCAGTTCCGGCGCCTTTGCCCGCGACCGAGAACGGCTGACACGGGCAGGAGCCGGTGACGATTTCTCGGTCGTCCGGCCATCCGGCAATGCGGGCGGCAAGGGGCCATCCGCCAATGCCGGCGAAAAAGTGAAGCTGGGTGTATCCAGCAAGTTCATCTGCTCGAACATCGGTGATGCTCCTTTCGTCAACGTCGCCGGGCGGGATGTGGCCTTCTGCGATCAACTCGCGCAGCCATGCAGCGGCCTTTTTGTCGAATTCGTTGTAGTACGCAGTCACAGCCCCACCCTTTCCCGCGCAGCCCTGAACCCGCGGCGCACAGCCTGGCTCGCGTCTTCAGCCATAACAGCGATGCCCTCAAACAGATCCTTTGTCCGGGGCTGTTCTTCCGCCGTGAAGCCCAAAACCATGATGTCGCCGGGCTGCTTCCATGCGTCCAACAGTCCGCGCTTGATGCGGCCCGTGCAAGAAGCCCCGTGCCTGCTCTTGATGTACTGCGTGCGGCGGAATACCTCGATCACGTCCGCGCCATACTTTTCATCACGCAGCACCGTAACCGGCTGGGCAAACCACTTTTCGCAGTCGGCAAGAAAGCGCCGGTTGTCTTCGTGCTCATTTTTGATGAAAGCATTGACGATCACGCAGCGGTCGCCGTACTGGGCCAGCGCCAGCTTGGTTGCCACGGCTGATGCCGCGCCGCATGAGAATTGGCAGACGATGCGGCTCATGCCAGCACCTCAACAATCTCACCAGCCGCCAGCACTTTCTTGCCGGTGCGGATGCTCCAAAGCCGTTCAATGCACGCTCCGGGCGATGCCTCCCAGCCCGGCAGCATGGCGATGCCGTCGCATTCGGTCAGCTCGCGCAGGTCGCGGAACATGCAATCCGTCCAAGGAGTTGCCGGGTCCGGGTTCACCTCTGCCGGGTTGGCCACCTCATACCCCAGCGCGCGAAGGCGGGCGGCTTCGGCGTGGAAGGCGGGAAAGTTGAGGTCCGGCAGGCCGGTCATGGGGCCAGCGATGTAAACGCGCTTCATGCCGTCACCCTCACGTCAATTCCGTGCAGCGCCTTCGCCATGTGGCGCTTCATGCGCGATGCTGTCGTTTCCATGCCCTTGGTGTCTTCCCATATCGTCACGCCGTTTTCGACGTAGCGGAAGTCCACCACCAGCCGGATTGCAGGCCGTGCCCGGACTTCACCGCGCAGCTTCACGCCCGGCACCAGTTGCAGCGGGATCTGGCGCTCAAGCTGCGTGATACGTCCGGCCTTTTGCAGCAGCACCAGATCACACCAACGCCGCGCCTCTGCTGCGCTGTCGAATTTCAGGCCATCAATCACGGTCTTGCGGTTGCCGTATTTGGGCATCAAACGTCCTCCGTGTACGCGCGCGGCTTTGCGGCTGGGCGCATCGGAAAGTCAGGCGCCCTGTATCCAGGTGCCAAGCTCTCAAAGCGGGTAAGGTGGTTCAGGAAGGCCAGCTTCACCGTGCCGGTGGGGCCGTTGCGCTGCTTGCTCAGGATGATTTCGGCAACACCTGGTTCGCGCGAATCCTTGTTGTAGTACTCGTCCCGATAGATGAATGCGATCACGTCAGCGTCCTGCTCAATGGCGCCGGACTCGCGCAGGTCGCTCATCATTGGCCGGCGATTGGTGCGGCTTTCCACACCCCGGCTCAGTTGGGACAGCGCGATCACCGGGCACTGCAGTTCTTTGGCCAGCAGCTTCAGCCCGCGCGAGATTTCGCCCACGGCTGTGGCGCGGTTCTCGTCGGCCATGCCCGCCGAAGTGGTCATAAGCTGCAGGTAATCCACCACGATCAGGCCCAGCTTTCCACCGCACTGGCGGGCCAGGCGCCGGGCGTCCGCGCGCAGTTCGGTGATGGTCAGGCCGCCCGTCTCATGGATGTGCAGCGACACATTGCGCAGCTTTTCGATGGCTTCCGGTAGGCTGGACCATTCTTCCTGGGTCAGTTGGCCGGTGCGCAGGTTGGTCTGATCGATGCGCCCAATTGAGCCCACGATGCGGGTGGCCAGTTGTGCCGCGCCCATTTCCATGGAGAACACCGCCACCGGCAGCCCGGCATTCAGTGCCACGTGCTCGGCAATGTTGATGGCCAGGGCCGTCTTGCCCATGGAAGGCCGTGCCGCAAGGATGATCAGGTCGCCGGCCTGCATGCCCATCGTCATGCGGTCCAGATCCAGGAACCCGGTGGGCACGCCCAGCAGTTGGCCGGGGTTGGCCGCGCGGGTTTGCACCTCGTCCAGCAGGCCCACCACCAGCGAATCCATCGCCTGAAAGCCCTGCTTCATCCGCGCGCCGGCCTCGCCCACACGCATCAGGCTTTGCTCGCACTCGTCCAGGATCTGCGCCACGGCACGGCCTTGCGGGTTGAATCCGGCTGTGGCGATCTGGTCGCCCACCGTCACCAGCTGACGCAGGATGCTGCGCTCGCGCACGATTTCGGCATAACGGCGGCTGTTCGCCGCGCTGGGCACGTACTGCGCCAGGGCGTTCAGGTAGGCCAGCCCACCGGCTTGCTCTGCCTTGTCGGCCAACTGCACAAACACGGTCACCACATCGGCTTTTTTGGTGGCGTTGACCAATGCGCCGATGGCGGCGTAGATCAGCTGGTGCTCGCGGCGGTAGAAGTCGTCCGGCGTCAGCAGGTCGCCCACCCGGTCCCAGGCGTTGTTGTCCAGCAGCAGGCCACCCAGCACACTGGATTCAGCCTCTGCGGAATGCGGCGGGACGCGCAGTTGGGCCACTTCGCCCATGGCTTCTGCCTCGCTGATGGTGGCGCGCGAGTTCATGCCGCCTCCGTTGTTTCTTTGGCGCGGGCACGGGCGTCAAGAACGGCTTTTTCCTGCAGCCCGCGGCTTGTCCACGCCACACAACCGGCAGCGGAATCCGTGTACCAGAGCTTGTACCAACCGCCACGCACCGCATTGGCGAAGTGGCCCGGCCAGTCCTTGTAGCGCTTGGCCTTCTTGATCGTGTCCGTCAGGTAGTCGTCACGGAACACGCACCACGCCACCTGCAGCATTTCGTCGCTGATGCCAGCGTCGCGGCAGTAGTCGCGGATGGCGTGGTCAGCCGGCAAAGGCTTCAACCCTTCGGATTTGCAGGTCTTCAGGTAGGTTTCCAGGTTTGTTTCTTCACGCCTTTTGCGAGGGGTGCGCGGCTTGTCCGCGCTCTCTCCTGAACGTAGTGAAGGAGAACTGGTGTCTGGTGTCTGGCTATGGTTAGGTTGATCGTTCGTTGCACGATTCGTGCCCTGTTCGTCTGGTTTCCGTGATGCCTTTCGTCTGTCTTCTCGTTCACGGGCAATGCGTGCATTCGTGTCTGCTTGCGCTGCTGCCTTCGTGATCTCAACGTCTGCCCGGTCGTTCACCAGACCGTCCTCTGTGGACAGCCAGAACTGCGCGGCCACGTTGTCAATGGCCTCGCGCTCGGTTTTGTCCTGGGCGCGCAGCATGCGGTGCAGGGCCTTGCCTGACGGCAGGGGTTTCTCGGTTGCGTAGTAGTGCTGCAGCATGAGCATGTAGGCGCCGTGCTCAGCAATGGACAGGTGCGCCGTGTCCCGCTGGTAGTCACCGATGTACAGCTTGAAGAAATTCACGCGGTCAGCCTTTCCCGGTCAGCCGCACCGCGGGCAGCAAAGTACCCCACACCGTCATCAATGGCCCGCTGAATCTCAGCCTCACGCGCAGCCTTGGCGGTGGCACTCAGCGCGGCCTGGGCCTCGTTCTGGGCCTTCAGCCAGTGCTGGGCTGCTTCACGGTCTGCCGGGTCGCCCAGCGTCTCAAAGCGTTCGTAATGGGCCAGCATGTGGCGGCCGCAGTCCTGAATGTGCTGGCGCAGTTCGGCGTCAGATAGGCCGGTGCCTACATCCAGTTGCCCGCCCGGCTGACCGTTACCCCTGCCTTGCGGGTTTACTGTGGAGGTGGGGGACTTCTTGGCCGGGGCCAGTTGATGCGCAAAAGAGGTCATGCGGCCTCCGCAAACAGCCCCGCCTGCTCTTTCAGCGCGTCCTCGATGTTCATGCAGGCCAGCTCGTAGTACTGCGGCTTGAGTTCGGTGCCGACAAACCTGCGGCCCATCTTCACGGCGCTGTAGCCCTCGGAGCCGATGCCGGTAAACGGCGAAAACACCAGATCACCCTTGTTTGTCCACAGGTGAATGCAGCGCTCAATCACGTCGAGCTGCAACGGACACATATGCTTTTCGTCGTTCTCGTCCCGCGCCGGCAGCTTGTTCA